GCTGTCGCGCTGCCCTACGTCATTACCATCGATTACGATAATCAGAAAGTTGTCAGCGTCAGACGCAATTGGCGCGAGGACGATGAGACAAAAAAACGCCGCGACTGGTTTGTGAGCTATAAGTTCTTGCCCGGTCTTGGTTTCTATGGCTTTGGCCTGTACCACATGATCGGTGGACTAGGCAAAGCAGCCACGGGATCGCTCCGCGCTCTCTTAGATTCCGCAGCCTTCAGCAACATGCAGGGTGGCTTCAAGCTGCGTGGCCGTGTTCAAGGCGGCGATATGCAGATCAGTCCCGGTGAATTTGTTGATCTCGACAGTACCGTCGATGACGTGAATAAAGCCATAATGCCCCTGCCCTTCAAGGAGCCGTCAGGCTCCCTGTTTAATCTGCTTGGCTTTATGGTTGAGGCAGGCCAGCGTTTTGCCAGCACTGCCGATCTAAACGTGGGTGACGTAAATCCAAACGCGCCAGTTGGATCAACGGTCGCCCTAATTGAGCAGGGCAGTAAGTCGTTCTCAGCAATTCACAAGCGACTGCACTACTCGCAGGGCCAAGAATTTAAAATGCTGGCGGCTCTAAACGCAGAAAACCTGCCAGAAGAATTTACCTTCGCAGTGGCTGGTGCAGCAGAAATAGTTTACGCCGCTGACTTCGATGACCGAATTGACATCGTGCCAGTGTCGGACCCCAACATATTCAGCACCGCACAGCGCATCTCGCAGGCGCAGGCCGTCCTGCAAATGGCGCAGTCAGCGCCACAGCTTCACGATCTTTACGAAGCCTACAAGCGCATGTACGAGGCGCTACGCATAAACAACATTGATGAAATACTGCAAAAGCCAGAGCAGGCTGTGCAAATGGACCCCATCGATGAAAATATGAGCGTCATGTATGGCAAGCCAATTCGCGCATTCTTGGAGCAGGATCACGATGCCCACATTGCGGTTCACATGCAGTTCATGCAAGACCCCTCTCTGGCAGGCAATCCAGCCGCACAGAAGACAATGGGGCCAATTCTAATCGCGCATATCGCGGAGCATATCGCGCTGCTGTATCGACTTAGAATGCAGGCAGGCGTGGCAATGGAACTGCCGCCACTGCCAAACTTCAGAGACCCCAAGTTTAAGTTTGAAGAGGTCGATCCAGAACTTGATCGCGTTATTAGCCAACGTGCGGCAGAGGTTGTGCAGGCCGCACCGCAGATGAAGCAAATCGAGGCCATGCGTGGCATGATGGGTCAGCAGGGTCAGCAGGGTCAGGGCAATCCGCTGCAATACGCACAGCAGCTTGCACAGCTTGAGACAGAGGCACTTAAAGCCAGAACGCAGGCGCAAATCCAAGCGGATCAGGCCAAGGCCAAGTCCAGTATTGAGATTAAGCAGGCAGAGGCGCGTCAGGACATGCAGATCGATGCAGCTAAGGCGCAGGCAGACTTGCAGGCAAAGGTTACTAAGCTGGAGGCAGAATTGCAGCTAGAGCGAGAAAAGAACGCCGCAAAAATTCAAATGGAGGCAATGAAGAATGTTCCCCCCACAATCCTATGACTTGCCCCCTGTAAACCCCGCAGCGTTCGGCGGCTTGCCGCAAGAAACGCCGCAGCCGGGTGCGCCCCCGCTTGCCTCCCCAAGTGGGGGTCAGCCGCCACCGATGGACATGAATAAATATTTAATAGACAAGGTTGCTGAGATTCGGCAGCGAATGGGCGCAGGCGATATGGGCGCGTTAAGTAATATCGCTAGTGCCATGCAGCCACCCACACAGCAGCCACCCGCGCAGGAACAGCAAAGAGGTATGGCCTAATGGCTGACATTGGAGCGTTAACGGGGCTTGATGAGCTACCATTCTCTGGTGATTTAAATATTCAGCCAAAAGGTATTGGAAATTATTCTGCCGATCTTAATTTCTTCAAAACAATTGATGGTAAATTAGGTTCCATAACTCCATTTGCTGGGTATGGGAAAGAATTTTCATCTTTCCAAGATGGCCCTGTTGAGATCGATAATGAAAACAGAACCATAAGGATCGGGATTGATGGACAAACATCGCTAGGCCCAGTTGATGTAAGCGGCAACGTGATGGGTAGCAGGACAAGGCAACAACAAAACGTGTCTTTCCCAGATGGATTTAACTTTAGCAATTCCAATATCGGCACTTTCACAAAACTGGGAATGGCTGCAAAATATGGCGCTCTTGATGCTGGAATACAGAGAGAAAAGTATACTGGTATGGACCCTATTTATACTGGCAATGTAGGAATGAACTTTGGTAATGGCGGCAGATTTGAAATATCTGACACAAACAAAGGCGATCCAACATACAGAGTTAATTACAGAATGGATTTTTAGCCATGAACAATCGCTACATGAGCCAGATGAACGATTATCTTGAGGGCGGTCAGGGTTCGGCCCCCCGCCAGAACGGCGCATTTGCTAACATGGTGCCACGGAGGGCGCAGTTAATGGATCAGCCACACATGCTGGCCTACATTAATCCAGCCGAAGAGCAAATGCTGCGTGATATGGGTGGCGCTGGTATCCCCGGTCCTGATGGCATTCCCGTTTATGGTTTGTATGAAAGTATTACAGGCACAAAGTTTGAAGACACAGCACTTGGTGGTGCATTAGGTGTTAATACTGGCGGCACTTTTGGAAGCGGAGGTTCGTTGGATAACACTTACAACGCTGTTACGGGCGGTGGTTATACTGGTAACAGTGGAAGCTCAGAGGATATGGATTATGCTGCGATGGTCGCTAGGAATGCTGCCGCTGCTGCCGCTGCCGCTGCCGCACTCCCTACATATTATTATGATTCGGCGGGTAGTTCTCACCCAACACAAGCCGCAGCTAATGCTTCTGACATATCAATTGCTAGGGCTGCAACCGAAGCCGAATTGGCAAGCACAGGGCCAGCAGCAACCAAAGGTCTTTATGAAAACCTGACTGGCACAAAGTTTGAAGATACGTTAGTTGGCGGTGCATTGGGTGTTAGGTCTGATAGCACTTTTGGAAGCGAGGGCAGCGCAGACGATTTATATACGTCTGGAGTTGATCTTGTGGATGGTGGTGGCGCAGGAGCGTCTGGGGATACCTTTGTGGGTGATGGTGCCTTATCTAACATTGTTGCTGGCACTGCTAATACGTTAGCCGTGACGCCATACAACGAAAATGCTGGTTTGTTTGGATCGGGCGGTGCGCTTGACGTTATTACGGACGTAATAGACCCAACTAAAATCATCACAAATAAATTAACTGGCGGCGTAGGTGTTTTAGGAACAATTGGAAATATTGTTGGTGGCGCTCTTGATAACACCGCAGTTGGAGAGCTTTTGTTAAACAACAAATGGACCGCAAATTTAGCTAACAGTATGGGCATTACAAATCTAACGGCGGCTGATTTAAAGGGCGAAGTAATTGTACAGAACCCTGACACTAAAGCCATAGAAACATATACTAGCATAAATGAGGTTCCAGCAAGTTATATGCTGGGGGGTGATACGGCTACTGAATACACCTTGGCTAGTAATGAGGGGTCTTCTTACAGTGGTGATACGGGTTTAATTACTGGCGCAGATGGCAACACGTTAGAAGTTGGTGCAAACGTAAATATAAATGATTTTATTGATCCTAATACTAACCAAGAATATGAAGTATTAGGAAATTTAAACACTGATCAGCCTGCTTCTGAAATCACTTCCAGTGACGATGACCCCGCGACATCTGGGGCAGTCAGGGAAGACATTATGGGCGCTGAAATGGGCGACTATATACGCAAATACAAGGGCGGCAGTGGGGCGTATTTGCCATCTTATATGCAGCGGTATATGTCAGGCGAAACCATTGATGATATGTTTAGGCAATTCACTGGGGAAGACGGCAAGCAATATTACATAACGCCCACGGGCGAAGTCTATGACGCAGATGCCTTTATAGGCGCGGCAACAGGCGATACATCAAGGCTTGAGACAGGCAATGAAATCGTTGTCGGATATACAGAGACAGACGCCTCTGGAAATGTTACATCTTACAACAACGATGGAACCCCACTTTAAGGAACACACGACATGAACGAAATGCAAAAATTAACGCCAGATCAACCGGGTCCAAATGAAGACATGGCGCTTGTTGAGTCACTGCTGAAAATGCTTAGTCCATATAGAACCAGTTTCAACGAAAATCAAGGCGGCTCTGTCGAGGAAACTAATAGTTTGATCGGACCACTTGAAAGCCTTCGCAACAGCATTTTGGGTGGAAATGCATTATCACCAGATATGAGAAGGTCACTGGCTAATCAGGCAATAAGTATGATGAATAACCAGTCGCCCCAGTCAGCACAGGCAACTGCCGAAATGAATGCCCTAAACGATGCCAAGGATATGTCATCGCAGGTCTTTCAGCCGCCAGAGCCAAACGTGCCAAGCCTGCAAGGCAATTATAATAGCACTGTACAGGTCGATCCAATGTCTCTGGTTCGCCCACGATTACGTCCAGATAACTTAGGAGGCTGATATGGCTGAAGTAAACGTAGAAAACATGGAAGCAAACGCTGAATTGTTTATGGAAAAAATGGGATTTGCACACACGTCTGACGGCCTCGACATGAGCGACGATCAGTTGGTGAACTTCCTGCTGCTTTGCCACCACACCATGATGGGCGTCGATAGCGAAGATGCCATGTACGAAGATGATATGTACGAAGACGTTGATGAAGAAATGATGGAAGTGCCAAACGGTGACGTTAAAGTCAAAGTTATGAAACTTGATGGCGGCAATGTCCACGAAATGATGAACAAGCTGCTTGGCGGTCACTAATGCCCGTCATGAAGGTTAAGGGCGGCTACCGCTGGGGCAGCAAGGGCAAGGTCTATAAGACCAAGGCCGAAGCTGCCAAGCAGGGCCGTGCTGCCTACGCCAGCGGATACGGCAAGAAGAAAAAGGGCAAGTAGATGGGGATAAACCCAGTAGGATTATTTGGAAGGCTTGCCTTTGAACTTGCCAAGGCTGGCGTTACTGAGGTTCAGCAAAAACTTATTGATGCTGGTGATTATTCTGTTCTTGCAGAAATCTTCAAACGACCTACAAAAAAAATGCTTGATCCTGCTGGTTTGGGAAGCGTGAAGCTACCAGATTTTGTCGAAAATATTCAATACGACTTTGTGCCAGATGGTTCTTTGCAGCCCAGAAAAGAATTAGATATTGGCGCGTTGCAAGGCAAAATGCTAATACCAGCGTATGGCGACAGAACCTATGCTGGGGGCGCTCTTAGGGGCATTGGAGACACTACGTTTTCCCAGCCTGTTAATATGCAGGGGGGCAATCAGTTTATGCGCTCTGATGGAGATGGCATATGGGCATCTGAAAAAGACCCAATGACTATAAAAGGTAAATTCTCAGAATTTCTTCAAAACGAAGACAAAGAAGATGTGCGATTGATGTTCACGTCTATGGCTGCTCAATCTGGCGACTTTTCCAAAATGATGTCAAACGCCACAATGGGAATGATCGAGCAAAGTAAAATTACCAAAAAAGCTGCAAACGAATATGATAAATGGGTAAGAAAAGGTGGAGGAAAAGACTCGCCAAACGACCCAGATTGGCCCGGTATTCTAAGCCCTAACGCCCGTGATTATATAAATAACAATATGACGGGTACAAAAAGACGTTTGCTGTGGCAGCAAATGGATAAAGATAAATATGTAAAAGTTGGGTTTCCAAATGTTGGGGTCATTAGAGCGGCCATTACAGAGCGAGAGCTTTTAACAACACCGACTTTTGCCACAGGCCGTGCAATTGGTACTATGGATGGCCCCGCCAGAGAAGTGAAGCCAAGAAGGGGTGCGAATACAACCGACCCTAGAAACTTGATTTTTGCGCCTCACGATACTTATAGTCATCAGGTTGCTGGTGAATATGCAGGCGCGTTGCCATACGATGTGCCGGGGGGTATGGTCTGGAGGGATTACTTTGCGTCACGCAGGGCATCTGGTGCAAAAACAGGCGATGACACTAGATCGTTTATGATGTCGCCGTACAACAGGCAAAGAGTGGATCAGCAAATGGTTGACGAAATCAGTGCGTATCTTGAATCTTTGAAGCAATCGGAGTGACCTAATGGCGGCAAAGAAAAAGAAAGCCAAGCGAGACGCCTGCTACAGTAAGGTCAAGGCGCGATACACGCGCAACGGTGGGACATGGCCGTCAGCCT